CAGGACGTACTTGAAGCGGATAACACGCACTATTGGCGGGAGAATAAATATCAGGTCGAATATTATTACAAAACCAAAAACGAACAGAACGAAACCGACATTGAAAACGCTCTTTTAAATGCCGGTTTTGTTTATGAAAAAAGCGAAGACGTTTTTATCGAGGACGAAAACGTCAACGTAATTTACTACTACGTATAGGAGGGCAGCCAATGGCAAATAAAGTTGAATTTGGCATCTCGCAGTTACACGTTGGAACTTATACCGTTGTGGATGGCGTGGTCACACTTGGCACACCATACCATCAGCCGGGCGCGGTCAGTTTCTCCCCGGAGGAACAGAGCGAAGAAAACACTTTTTACGCCGATAACATAGCGTATTGGTCCGGCTATTCTGGCGGCACAATCGAGGGCGACCTTGAAGTTGCAATGTTCGATGATGCTTTCAAGACACAGTTTTTAGGATATAGGACACTGACTAACGGCGCGCTTGCAAACGTTAAGAACCCGACAAAGCCGAACGTTTATATTGCGTTCCAGGTTGAGGGGGACGCAGAAAGCCGCCGCGTTATTCTCTATAATTGTTCGCTTGGCGGCATTACTAGAGAATACAACACAATCGAGGAATCAAAGGAGCCGGCAACGGAAACAATTCCGGTTACTTGTACGGGCGACAACGAGAGCGGCGTCACCATGGCAGTTTTGAAGCCGGGCGACACGGGCTATGACACAATTTTCACGGCTCCGACCGCTCCGGTTATCGCGCCTTAATTCACTAATAAGGGCGGGAGTTTTCCCGCCTATTTTTTTACAATTGGAGGCAAACGAAAATGGAAAAAGTTATAAAAATCGGGTCAAACGAGGTTCGACTTTCAAACAACGTGGCATGGGTCATGGAATACCGCGACCAGTTCGGGAAAGACATTCTTCCGGCTATCATGCCGTTAATAACAACGGTGTCAGAGGGCATTTCTACGGTCCTATCAGAAGCCGGAACGGATATAACGATAGAAAGCCTTTCCGAAGCGATCAACGGCCGCGCTATGGACGTTCTGCTGCCGTTGTATCAGGCGGAATTTGTGGATCTCGTTATTAACGTAACCTGGGCAATGGCAAAAGCGGCAGATGAAGACATAGACCCGCCTAAAAAGTGGGTGCGACAGTTCGACACGTTCCCGCTTGACGTGGTCGGCCCGACAATTTTTGAGTTGGTCGTGAAGGGGTTTGTTTCGTCAAAAAACTTGACACGGCTGAAGAGGACCGGAAAGAAACTGAAAAATCTTCAGCCGTTACAACAGACGACATCGTCCTCGCAGGAATAGAAAGAGGGCTGACGCTTTCCGACATCCGCCGTATGCAGCTTGGACAAGTAGTTGATTTTGTCATTACTTACAACGAGCGGCAAAAGAAAGCGGAGAACGACGCAAAACGAGAAGAGAAGCGCGGGAAGAGACGGAAAGCTACGGCGGATGATATTAGAGCATTTTTCGGATAAGGTGAATTTATGGCCGGTGGCATTAAAGGCATTACAATTGAATTTCTTGGAGACACAACGAAACTTGACAAGGCGTTGCGTCGGATCGACAAGGAAACGCGAAGCATTGACAGCGAACTAAGGAAAGTCAATAATGCGCTGAAATTCAACCCAACAAGTGTTGAACTGTGGCGGCAGAAACAGGACCTTTTAAGTAAAAAGGTCAAGGAAACCGAGGAACGGTTAAAAGCGTTGAAGGCTGCACAAGCCAAAATGGACGCGGACAAAGTGGACGAAACCTCTGACGAATACCGCGAACTTCAGCGCGAAATTATTACGACGGAATCAAAACTCAATCATTTTAAGAGCCAGTTGAGGGCCGTTGGGAACGTCAAACTCCGCGCCGCATCAGAACAGGTAAAGGAACTTGGAAACAAGTTAACTTCTGCCGGGGAGGCAATGCGGGGGCTTTCTATCGCGGGTGCTGCCGTTGCCGGTTCCGTTGGTGCGCTTGCGGTAAAATCTGGACGGACCGCGGACGATTTGAACACACTTGCAAAGGTTACCGGAATTAGTACGGACAATTTGCAAAAGTACGCGGCCGCTGCCGACCTTGTTGACGTTTCGGTTGATGCTATCGCGAAATCTAACAAGCGGCTTGAAAAGTCTATGTATTCCGCAGCGAACGGTTCTAAAACGCAAAAGAAACTGTTTAAGGAACTGGGCGTATCCGTTAAGGATTCGGACGGCAATTTACGTGATAGTGAAGACGTGTTCCAAGACGTTATAACCGCCTTGGGTGGAATGACGGATGAAACGAAACGGGACGCGATCGCTATGCAGTTAATGGGCAAGTCGGCAAGCGAATTGAACCCGTTGATAATGGACGGCGGCGAAACGTACAAACAGGTTTCGGACACTCTTAAGAAGTACGGGTTAGATTTTGTAGATGAGGAAACGCTAAACCAGGCGAATGAGTTCAATGACCAGTTGGACACGATGAAGGTTATTGGAACGGTCGCAATTCAGACAATTGGAACAGAGCTTGCCGGTTATCTCGCGCCGGCACTCGGAACGGTCGTGGACTATGTCGGCCGGATCGCGCAGTGGCTAACAACGCTGTCCCCACAAGTTTTAACTGTCATCGGCGTTATCGGCGGAATACTGGCAGTGCTTGCCCCGGTTCTGATTTTTCTCGGTAAATTAGCGTTCGCGATCAGCCAGATTATGGGGCTTATGTCCACGATTGGGCCGATTATCGCGGGGCTTGCCGGCCCTGTTGGCATTGCTATAGCGGTAATCGCTGCGCTCGTTGCGGCGGGAATATTGCTGTATAAGAATTGGGATACCGTTAAAGCGAAAGCGGCGGCGTTCAAAGCATATGTTATTGGTCAATTCAACTCCCTCAAGGCAAGCGTGACCGCGACCTTTAACGCGATTAAAAACGCGATTGTGAAACCGATTCAGACCGCGATTGATAAGGTTAAGAGCATCATTAACAAATTAAAGGGCTTTTTCCCGATCAAGGTCGGCAACATCTTTTCCAGTTTGAAACTTCCGCATTTCGATTGGCATTGGAAAAAAGTAGTTGGATCCATTAAGGTTCCGGTGTTTGATGGCATTAAGTGGTATGCCCAGGGCGGTATTTTCGATTCGCCAACTATTGCCGGTATCGGTGAAGCCGGGCCGGAGGCGGTCGTGCCGCTTGATAAACTGTGGAAACATCTTGACAACATGAACACGGGCGGGACAACATTTAACATTTACGGCGCAGAAGGACAAAGCCCGCGCGAAATTGCTTTAGAAGTCGAACGAATACTTATCAGACGCGCGAAAAGTCAGCAGATGGCATGGTAACGGGGGGACACAATGCAAACAGGCGCAATATTTAACAGCTTAAAGTTTGGCGGTGTGGATTCCGCCGACTATGGCATATACATTACAGGCGAAGCGGTTTATAACGCACCGGTCCGGGCAGTTGAAGTGGTCAACGTTCCGGGCCGTAACGGTGCGGTGGCTATGGATCAGGGCTATTGGGAAAGCATCGAGGTGACTTATCCGGCGGGCGTGTTCGGTGATGCTGAAACGAATTTCTCCAAAGCTATACGGGATTTTAGAAACGCTATCGTTTCGCAAGTCGGCTACCAGAGATTAACGGACACGTACAACCCCGGCGAATACCGGGAGGCGTTGTACACGGACGGCCTGGAGGTAGAAAACATCGTAGCTAAACAGGCGGGCGAATTTGAACTGACGTTTAATTGCAAGCCGCAACGGTGGCTCAAGTCCGGGGAGGAGCCGATAACGGCGGTTAGTAGCGGCGTAACTATACCGAATCCGACACAGTACGGCGCAAGCCCGTTATTAGCCGTTGAGGGCTACGGAAATATCTCTTTTAACGGTTATACCATCGCGTTAGAAAACGCCGTTATGGGAACCGTTACACTGCTAAATTCGGGCAAGGTAGAAGATGGCTACCCGGTATCGTTTGACACGAACTTATACAACTCCGGGGATATTATAACGGTCCCGGATTTGGTTATTGATTGGCAGATTAAAACGAGAACGGGGAACAGGTTTATTTCTTGTACGCCAACGGACACCGGCAGCGGAACAACAACCGCCACCAAAACATCAAACACGCTTTATACTATGCGTACTGTTCTTTCCGGTTCCTCGTTTGCATCGAACACACCCACAACGATCAGTAACACTTGCAGCTGTGCAATAAGCGTCAATTCTAGCGGCACCCGGAGCGCTACGGTAACATCGACATATGAAGTTACCATTGACGGCACAAACGGGACGATTTCGGTTGAATACAGCCAGACGGAATCGGACGTTTCTTACGCTAATACAGGAATTAGGCCGGTGTATTATGGGGATATAACGGTAGATTCAACCGTTCCGATTTTGGGACATCCGACATATATTGATTGCGATCTGGGAGAATGTTATCGCATCGAAAACGGTTCGGCGGTTAGCCTTAACGGCTTTATCGACCTTGGTTCTGACCTTCCAGAACTGGCACCGGGGGAAAACACATTGACGTTCGATAATACCGTTACTTCCGTTTCTTTAACGCCTAGGTGGTGGATATTATGATTCCTATACTATATGACAAAACAGAAACCGTTTTCAGTTCTAACGGTTTGGGGCGGTTAAGGGATTGTATAAGCTGCCGGGTTACTGAGGAAAGAAACGGGATCTATGAGTGCGAGTTTGAATATCCGACAACGGGCGCACATTACAACGAAATCGTTTGTGGCCGTATAATCGCGGCTGAACACGATGATACCGGGGACGTGCAGCCGTTCGACATTATTTCACGGAGCAACCCGATTAACGGGGTTGTAACTTTTACGGCCGTTCATATCAGTTACAGGCTTAACAAGATAACAACGGCCCTTTCCGAGATAAACACGTTAGAAGACGCTCTAACGGCTATCAAATCACAGACAACCCCGAGCAACCCCTTTAACTTTACAAGCGATTTTTCATCGAGCGGATTCCTGGCAATCGGTGACGGTTTGCCCGTATCCGTCCGAACCGTTTTAGGCGGCGCGGAAGGATCCATACTGGACACATACGGCGGAGAGTATAAGTTTGACAAATGGAACGTTGAACTGTACGCGTCCCGAGGAATTGAACGTGATTATATGGTTCGGTATGGTGTGAACTTGACCGAATACAACGAGGACATCGACTATAGCAACACGTTCACCCAGGTTATACCGTACTGGTCTAACGGCACGGAAAAAGTAGTAGGGGACGTTGTGACATATCCGGGCCGGGGCTACACGGGCCGGGACGAATGCGTGCCGTATGACGTTTCCAGTTTCTTTGAAAGCAAGCCGACAAAAGCGGAAGTCGAAACCCTTGCACAGACCCGTTTAAATGCGGTTAGCCCGATCGTGCCGGAACAAAACATTAATATTGAATTTATTAAGTTATCGGATACGCCGGAATACAAATACATTAAGGATTTGCAGCGGTGCGAACTTTGCGACACGATAACGGTTATTTTTCCGCTATATGATATGACGGGACAGTTTAAGATAGTAAAAACAGTATGGGACGTCCTGTTAGAACGCTATGAGGAAATGGAACTAGGCACGCTTTCTACTACTCTTTCCGAAGCGCTAGGCGTTTCTTCCGGTGGCGGCGGCAGCGTGTCGGTAAAAACTGATTGCGGCGTTACGTCTGATTATACACAGGTTTCTTCTTCCGGCAATCAGGACGTACAGATAACGTTTAACGCCTCGTTTTCTACGGTTCCAACAGTTGTTTGTATGCTATACGACGTTCAGACCGATGCGGGGGCGGTGCCGCAGAACAACGCGCATCAACTTGTCGTGCAGCTTAAAAGCGTAACTAAAACAGGCGCGGTATTTAATATCAGGAACAACGGCAGCGCAGTACGGCGCGCCCGGCTTTCCTGGATTGCCGCGGGTTAAAAGGGGGACCGTTATGGGATACAAGATACTATTAGGAATTTTGGGGTTTGTCGGTGGCGCAATAAGTAGCTACCTGGGAGGATGGGACATGGCCTTGCAGACTTTAATTATTTTCATGGCCATTGACTACATCACCGGCTTAATGGTTGCCGGGGTTTTCCACAAGTCAACTAAAAGCACAAGCGGCGCGTTAGAATCACGCGCGGGGTTTAAGGGCCTATGCCGGAAAGGTACGGTTCTATTAATTGTATTGGTTGCCTGTCGACTAGATTTAACGGTCGGAACAGACATTTTTAGAGATTCAACCGTTATTGCGTTCGTCATTAACGAAGCGTTATCGATCATTGAGAACGCCGGCCTAATGGGCGTACCAATTCCAACCGCTATCACAAAGGGCATAGAACTTCTAAAGGATAAGGAGGATCCGAGCAAATGAATCCGTTAAAATTGACATTTACGGCCAACGAACAGGCTTTGACGAAAACGGACAATTTCACCGATTTTGCGTCGAACACCGTTAGCTATATCGAGGCCACGTTTACTCTTGGCGAAAACTGGACCGGGTACGATTCGGTGCGTGCCGTCTGGAAAACAGACTACTATACCATTTCGACCGTTCTTGACGCAAACTTTACTTGCGTTGTGCCTACAGAGGTTCTGCGCTATAAAGCAAAGGTGTTCGTTAACCTGGTCGGGTCTATCGTAGAAAACGACACACTTACCGACCGTTTAACAACGTTTCCGGTTCTCGCACTCACAGTAAAGGCCAATGCTGCCGTTAACGGTTCCGAGACGGCACCGGTTACGCCGTCCCAGTTTGAACAGTTCGTAGACACTGTACGGGATGAGGCCGAATCCATTTCGGACTATTCCTACGATTCCGAAGCATGGGCCGTTGGTACGCGGGGCGGGGTAGATGTTCCAAGCACCGATCCGACATACCACAATAACAGCAAATATTGGGCCGAACAGAACGCGGGCCTTTCCGATGATGTTGCTGATTTAGCGGATGATGTTGCTGATTTAAAGAGCGACTTAACGCAATTCACGGGCAACGAAAAGTATACAAATTGGGTTGATGGGAAAATATACAAAACGAACACAGACCCCATCGTCTTGACACCTTATGATAATTACCCTTACTACAAGTGCATGAAAATATCTTGTTCTGAAAACGATGTGTTCTATATTAACGGTGGTAGCTTGGGGGCTGTAGCAAGTCTATGGGCATTTGTATCTTCAACTGGAGAAAGATTGGATTATGAAACTCCAAATGCCAAAGTAAGCAACAAAATGTTGATAGCTCCCGAAAATACGGCATTCTTGCTTGTTAACTGGTATATTGAAGATGTCGATGGGTCGCCCAATGTTGTTACGGTTGTTTCGGGCAAACCTCTTGTTAACCGAGTAACACAGTGTGAAACAAAATTAGATGGCATCATTGGAGAAATAACGCTTACATGGGAGTCGGGCGGTTTAGATGCGGGGATGGGAGCACCATCCACAAACCCAAAACGAATTAGAACAACAAATTACATAAATTCATATATTACCAACATATCAGCCAAAACTGGCTATTTAGTGATTTTATACGCATATGATGTTAACGACACTTATAAGGGCATATGGGATGCAAACAACAATACCTTTGTTACAACTCTTGTAAAGTTATCATCGGTTGACATTACAACTATTCCGTCATATGAAACATATAAATATAAAGTGGTTTTATGTAGAGAAGATGACGGTAATATATCGGTAGAAGAGTCCGTAAACGAAACAAATTATCCTGCAAACAGAATTGATGTTTTAGAAGAGGAATATGATGATATTACTGAAAACTATAACGCATTAGATTCTGGATACAATTCAGCATCATGTTATATATCTAAAGACGATCAAGGACTTGTCCCAACATATGCTGGTGTGATTTCGTTGTACGATGCGTTAGTGACCGCAAATCCAAATTACATAAGCAAAAACACTTTAACAAGTGGTGCGTTCTCAAATTATGAATATGTTTTTTCAATGGGAAACTATAACGAAAAGCGTGGACACAGAAATCAAGATACAGAGACATTAAAGCCAACCATATTAATTATGTCGGGTATTCATGGTCACGAACGCTGTTCTGTAATGGGTTTATATTTATTTGCAAAGGCTTTGTGTGAATCACCATCCTTATCTGCGATAAGGGATAATTATATTTTCAAGATTATTCCTATCGTATGCCCAAGCGGATATGATGCAAACAGCCGAACCAACAGCAATGGAGTAAATATAAACCGCAATTTTGATGCAGATTGGACACTTACCCCAGTAGGTGATAATTATTCGGGAGCATCACCTGCCGATCAAGCGGAAACGCAAGTAGTTCAAACGTGGATGGATGCAAACGCTAATGCTCTTATCGCAATAGATTGGCACAATTCGGCTTATACTGACGAAGTGTCATACTTTGCTACTTGTTTGAGCAATGGATTTGCTCCGAGCGCAAAGAAAGGCTACTTTGATGGGATAGCTCATATACTTGGACACTTTATAAATGACAGAGAAATAGTCGGTGACGATGTTATTTATTCATATACTGGTATAGAAGCAGACGCAGGGCATTCTGATGCCTATGGCAAAAAAATAGGTCTTGCGACAGCGTTGCTTGAGACTTCGTGGAATGTTGGCGATTATGGCAAGGATACCAATGCAACAATAGGAGTAAATGCAGAGGTCTTTTGCGCTGTTATAAAAGGCATATGCAAGGAAATGACAATCTGAATTTACTGATTTAGATAGATCTTTAAGTCAGTTACAGACTTGCCCACAATGCGGCTATACCGCGTGGGGAGCGGGGCTGCCTTTCCGGGCAGCCCTTTCTATTGGAGGTATTATGGCTAAAAAAATAATTACGGCAGAATCCGTAGCGCGCAGCATGATCGTTTCGGAAGCGGTGCGGCAAATTGGGGTTAAACAGGGTTCGCACCTTCATAAACGCATTATTGATGACTTCAACCTGGTGAAGCCGGACGGATCGCCAATGACATATAACGCGCCGTGGTGCGCCGCGTTTGCATCGGCTATGGCTATTCGTGCATTCGGCGTTCAGGCTGCAAAGGAATATTTTCCACTTTCCTATAACTGCAATACAATTATTTCCAAGGCCAAGAAAATGGGTATTTGGGAGGAATCTGATAGTTATAACAAGCTGAAACCCGGAGATTGGATTTTGTATGATTGGGACGATTCCGGGAGAGGTGATAACAAAGGCAGCGCGGATCACGTCGGAATTGTCCGCTACACGACGAAAGATAGCATACACGTTGTAGAGGGCAACAA